GCCTGCTGTTGTTGCTGGCGACGAACTTCGGTGTCATATGCGACACCACGATATACGACTTGTGACATTAGGGTTCTCCTTAGTTGTTTAAGTTAAAGAGCGTTCCTTCAGTCGGCTTTTGCGTTCGCTATTTGCGAATAGCGAATGAACGATCCGTTCCGAGTCGGCTTACTTCCGTTCCCGTTGGGAATGAACGATAAGTGTATCGTAACACCTATATAGAATTTATGCAAGCACTTTTGTAACTTTTGTTACCGTTCTATGTAACTCAATGTATGATTTGATGCATAGAGTTGTTGAATAATAATATCGCATCCAATTTTTGGATTGCAATCACCACAAGTATAAACATCCACTGCTGCCTTCCCTTCTTCAGGCCAAGTATGAATACTAATATGACTTTCTGCAAGTAAACACATTACAGTGACTCCTTGAGGTTCAAACTTCTTTGATATAGTTTGAACAATAGTAGCGCCACTTGCAATTGCTGCGTTTTCTAGTAAATCTATGAGACATTGTTCATCATTCAACAGAACAAACGAACAACCGTACAAGTTAAGTAAATAGTGCTTGCCCATTTTTCATAGGTTCTCCTGCCCTTCTTGAATTAATTTGCTGACATATGTTTCGGTTCCGTCCATAGTTTTAACTTCAAAAAGAGGAGACCTTTGATACTTTTTGATTTTCTTGTATTTTTTCAAAAGATTTTTCACTTCATCTTTATTGATAGTAACATCAATTTTTTCCCTACTAAATCCTTCTGTCATCTTCTTTTCTTTTTCTCTGGTTGTCTATACCCCCAAAGTTTGGGATTTACTCTTCCATATCCAAAGTCAATTTTTTTGAGTGTTCCAGGACCATATGTGTCATAATACATATCAAAAATACGAATCTTGGTTCCCCTTGTTAAATCAAGATATTGTTTTCCATCAATTACATACCAAACTAAGTAAGCATCACTTGGAAAAGAAGAATCTTTTGCTTTTTCAAGGGTTGTTTTTTCTAAAAGAATTTCGCAACCATATCTTGATGGCAAAATATTTTTTTCTTCCTTTTCAGATTCTGCCATACTTTTTTCTCCGCTTACTGCAACTGTCACGAACGTCCACCCCATTGAATTTCGGGATAGGCTTCTTTCACATTATCCATACTTATTTTATATTTATTTGTTAGTCTCTTATCTTTTGTAAGAATTAATACTTCTGCTTCTTTTGGGTGAAGTCCTTGAAGAAGATTAATAAACATCATTTCTCTACGAATTGTAGAAAGTGTATCATTACCACCCTTTACATAGTGATAGAGGTTTTGATATTCTCTGCGAAGAGATGTACGTCCTCTTCCATTCAAGTCTTGACCTGTTGCAGACTCTCCTCCAGCAGCTTCTTTTGCTAAATTTTCAGACAAAGTTCCAGCATATACTGACTGCTCATCAGCATTTGCATAAGGAACTTCGCCGTCAGGAAGAAGGGAAATTACAGTATCATCAAAATTCCAGATGAAAACAGTTTTTAAAGAATCGTGTTCGTATGTTTTAAGAACTTCAATTTTTTTTGCGTTGCTTCTTTGCTTTGAAGCCAGTTCTAAAACTTCAAATACAAATGGATTGGATGGAAGACTCTCAATTGGAGTTTCAGTCTTCGTCTTCGTCGTCTTCGTCGTACTCGTAGTCATTTTCAAATCTCACAGCTAAAATTTCGTCGGGTATTACATTACCATTAGAGTCAAACATCTCTGGGTGTGTAAAAACTGGTTGGGTTTGATAGAAATGTTCTTTTGCTAACCATCCTACCACACCTCCTACAAAAAAGAACATAATTGAAACTAATGTTCCTATAGTTAGAGTTACTGCTAACATTTTTCTTCTCCAGAGAGGTTTATTTTTTCCTAATGTCGAAGTGAAATTCAATAAAAAAATGAAACTCTCTACGGAAGAGAGAAATCATTCTACCAAACTTCACTTGAAAAGTTTTTGGTTTTGATTTCTCTTTCCTCCTATTGCGTAGTAATAACTCAACACCCCGATTAATTTGGAGTTCATTGTTATTTAGTGTTCTTCTTGCGTCTTCCTGGTCGTTTGTCATTACTATATTTCCAAGCATCTTCTAAGATGCCATAGATGTAGTTTCTTATTTTTCTTGCTTGAGGTTTAGGAATATGCCCATAAGCCTCACGAAGTTGTTTATGAAGGTCATCAGCACCACCTTCCAAATACGTATCTAAATCCATTACAAGATTATTAATTTCATTTGCTGTGGTGCTTTCAATAAACTCTTCAACTTGACTTCTTTTTGTTCCACGAATTTTCAAATAATCATAAAACTTCAAAACAAATTGGCCATTAAAGGCATAATCAATTGCCTTTTCAACATCATTGTAAACTTCGTGAAAATTAGTATTCATTAAACTAGATTTTGCTCCTTCAAATATTGAACAGTGTCGGAGCAACCTCCGATGTGTTTTTCATCAACAATTACTTGGGGAAAGGTAGACCCTTCTCCAAATTCTGCATAAAACTCTTCACGAGTAAAATCTCTATTCAATTTATAAACCACGTGTTGTAGTTCTGCTAATTCTAGCACTTGCTGAACTTTTACGCAATAAGGACAACCATCTTTTGAATAAATTGTAAATGCCATAAATTTAAAATTTGATGTGGTTTTTATTAACATTATATATTAATATTTTAATAGTTTCTTTCAAACAAATCAAGATGTAACTTAATTCATCATAGTAAGTAATATCCCCATCTCTTTCAAAAAATTTTTTTATTTTAAATATCATATTCTTACTGGTTCTCCTTGCCCCTCTGAAAATCTCAATTGTCCAGCATCAAGTAGTTGTTGTTCTCTTGTTGTACATCCACCTTCTTTTACGTTTGATACAACGACATTTGTTGTAGGAAGTGCTTTTGGAATTTCAACATCAATTACTGGACTCATCAAAACTTTATTTCTTGTAATCGTTCGGTTTTGTGGGTCAAAGGCAACCATTGCATATGCATCCATTTCATCACCACAATCAACAATTTTCCTTCCTATTTTGGTTTCAATCACAGAAAAATATTCTTCATTGTACTTTTTCATTTTTTAAAGTCTTTTGTTTATTGTAAGATGCTTCTGGTTTTCTGTAAAGTTGAGGCCAAGTATCACGAATAATTTCTGCAAGTTTGTGTGATGTTGTAGAAGATATCATAAATCTTGAGTAAGAGATATTATGAACATAAAAAATCCAAAGAGTTGGAAGAGGAAAAGGATGAGGAGCATAAAAAAAGGAGTTCTTGTGGAACTCCTCTATTTATTTTAGGTTTTATATCAACCGATGGAAGGTGCAGTTAAGGCAACTTCAGTAGTAGAAGCAGTGGCAAGGTCCAAAGGAAAATTGTGTGCATTACGCTCATGCATCACTTCCATTCCAAGTCCAGCACGATTCAAGATGTCTGCCCAAGTATTAATTACATGTCCTTGACTATCTTGAATTGATTGGTTGAAGTTGAAACCATTCAGGTTGAATGCCATCGTGCTGACTCCAAGAGCAGCAAACCAAATACCAACGACAGGCCAAGCAGCCAAAAAGAAATGTAGGCTACGGCTGTTGTTAAAGGAAGCGTATTGGAAGATGAGTCGTCCGAAGTATCCATGTGCTGCAACAATGTTGTAGGTTTCTTCTTCTTGTCCGAACTTGTATCCATAGTTTTGTGATTCAGTTTCCGTTGTTTCACGAACGAGTGAGCTAGTGACCAGAGATCCATGCATAGCACTGAATAGAGAACCACCAAATACACCAGCAACTCCAAGCATATGGAAGGGGTGCATCAGGATGTTGTGCTCAGCCTGGAACACAAACATATAGTTAAAGGTTCCAGAAATACCCAAAGGCATACCATCAGAAAAAGAACCTTGACCAAAAGGATAGACAAGAAATACTGCGGTGGCAGCTGCAACAGGAGCACTATAGGCAACCATAATCCATGGACGCATACCAAGACGATAGGAAAGTTCCCATTCACGACCCATATAGCAGAAGATGCCAATAAGGAAGTGGAAAACAACCAACTGATAGGGTCCACCATTGTAAAGCCATTCATCAAGTGAATTTGCTTCCCAGATTGGATAAAAATGAAGTCCGATTGCGTTGCTAGAAGGAACAACAGCACCAGAAATGATATTGTTACCATACATGAGTGAACCAGCAACAGGTTCACGAATGCCATCAATGTCCACCGGAGGTGCGGCAATGAAGGCTACGATGAAACATACAGTTGCAGCAAGCAGTGTAGGAATCATCAGAGTTCCAAACCAACCAACATAAAGACGGTTGTTTGTTGAAGTAACCCACTGGCAAAATTGTTCCCAGGAGTTAGTAGATTGTCTTTGTGCAATAGTAGCAGTCATTTGTTTTAAAAGGGTAAGTAATCCAGCAGGGAACTGGTAATACATTATGCTCCACAACACCCTAATTTGCGGATATGAGAGACTGTGTTTAACCTCCCCATAGGTCCCGGTTAGGTAGAGGACAACATTAAAGAACTGTTACGTTCTGTAACGTTTGATGTATTTATCATAACATTGTTA